ACCCCAGATCAGATGGGGCAGTTAATCATTGAGAGTATTCAACGCGCACAGCGTCGTAGTGGTCAGGTGTTTGCAGCCGCATGAGTACCCCAACTATGCAGGTCATGGTGGGCTTTCAAAGCACCACAAGCTTCGGTACTCCATTCCTTTTGAATGATGCCTTCTACGGCGTGCTGGACACCGCTGGCAGGGGAACGCTGGGTGGTGTCACGATGGTTGACCTCACCAGCATTGTTGAGTCCGTCAACATCACTCGTGGCAGGTCACGACAGCTAGACCAGTTCAATGCCGGCACTGCCACAATCGCCTTTGATAACTCGAGTCAAATCCTGAACCCCAGCAACACCTCTAGTCCGTATTATCCATTCGTGCTGCCTCGCTGCCCTGTGCAGGTGCTTGCCAATGGTGTGCCCATCTATACGGGTCTGGTCACTGACTGGAACCTTGATTACGACATCAGCAATGAAGACATGATGTATGCCTCCTGCTCTGATCAGTTCACGGTGCTTGCCAACCAAGCCCTCAACGCTGTCACACCAGCTGCCGAAGCCAGTGGTACCCGAATCAACACAGTGCTCAGCTACTCAGAGATTAACTACCAAGGCGCTCGAGCCATAGATACTGGCTCTTCCACGCTGGGCGCGTACGCAATCAGCCAAGACACAAATGTGCTGAACTATCTACAACAGGTCAACACCAGTGAGCAGGGCTACCTCTTTATGAGCGCCAATGGCACCCTCACCTTCAAGGGCAGGTCAAGTGTTCTCAACCCAGTTGCTGGGGCCACCTTTAACACTGATGGCACTGGTCTGCCATATCAGACTCTTGTTAATCAGTATGGCGATGAGCTTCTTTACAATTACATAGTGACCCAGAGTCCTGCTGGAAGCAAACAAACCACCAGCAATGCCAACAGCATCGCCCTTTATCAGGCACAGCAATACGCCTTGCTTGATCTGTTGAACAGCACCACAACCGAAGTGGCTGGTTTGGGTAACTATTTGCTCGGCAAGTATCAGAACCCAGTGCTTAGATTTACTGGCTTGTCAACTCAAATGGCTGCGCTATCAAGCGCTAACCAGAACATCGTGCTCGGCCTTGACCTCACCAGCATCTGCACAGTGATCAAGAACTTTGTGACTGGCACGCCAGCGACCGAGACACAAACCTTGATTGTCTCTGGGGTCAGCCATAACATCACACCTGGTTCACACATAGTCTCATTTACATTTGAAAGCACAGATGGAAATCAGTACCTCACACTTGACAACGCAATCTTCGGAACGCTCGATAACAACCTTCTCAGTTTCTAAAGGAGACAAACATGGCAATAACAAGCAACGACCTGTTCACATCTGGTCAAATTCTCACGGCTCAGGAATGTAACCAGTTCCCTTTTGGCATTGTTGCACAAGGTGCAGGCGGAGTTCAATCAACAACTGGAACAGGGTTTGAAACATTTATTTCAGCCACTGGCACGGTGTTGGCTAACCGTTCAATCAAAATAACAGTCATTATCCAGGCATACGGATATGTCGGTGGATTCAATATGCAAGTGCTAGAAGGCGCAACCGCAAAGTTTTCAGCATTCAGCATCATTGCAGCATCAGCAAACGCAACCCCTTATGTGTACACATTTGTCTACACCCCATCATCGGCTGGCTCAAAGACTTGGAATGTGCAATTACAACGCGTCGGTGGAACAAACGTCTCAATCTATGCAGATTCAACAATTTTGAATCAACTTATTGTGGAAGATGTAGGAACAGCCTGATGCGAAAAAGCCTAATTCTATTGGTCTTTTTAGCATCGCTTACCGCTTGCGCAGACCGTGAACGCCTGAACTGCCCACCAACTAAGAACAAAGCGTTGCGCGGCGTAACCGAAACAATCACCCCAACAACCGCAACACCGCGATACGGCACAGGAGGCAAATGCGTATGAAACCACAAAACAGACTAAGCAACGAAGAAATCAAAGCGCGACTTATATTTATCGTTGCCATCGGATTAACACTTGCGTTTCTTGTTTCCATCTTGGCTCTGCTCTTCGGATTGCTATTTGTAACACAACCGCTAGATGTCTCAGAGAATGACAAATCTGCGTGGGCAGTATTATCACCAATGCTGGCCACACTCACAGGGGGGCTTCTAGGAGTTCTCGCAGGCAACGGCCTTAAAGACAAACCGAAAGACCCACCACAACCATGAGCAAATACACCGGCACCTCTGATGGCGTAGCCACAGCTAAACGACCAGGCACAGAACGCTTCGTGCTTCTCTGCAACAAAAGATGGGGCTTCAAGAATCTGGGCACTTGGGTGGTGCGAGACATCAAAGGCAAGCCAGGCTCTATGAGCGTTCACAGCACCGCAAGGGCACTAGACACTTCCTACGGCACAAACAAGGCAGCAGGCAAAGAGGCCATTCTCTGGTTTGTGCAACATGCAGCTGCGCTTGGTCTCGAGGAGGTTCATGATTATTCAGGGATCACCAAGAAGGGCTGTGAGACCTGGGGGCGTGGATGGCGTATTGGCAGGGGCTGGAAGGACTGGACAGCCGAAGACAACGGTGGCTCACAAAAGGGCACTTGGATACATTGCGAACTTGCACCCAAGTATGCTGACATGTCGCCTGGAGACTATGAAGCCGTATGGCGTAGTGTCCCCAAGCCGTAAGAACTCCCAGCTCGTTTGAGCGTGGCTGGGGCTAGGTGGTGGGTTTCTTTGTTTCCATTGGGAAATCCACCACTGACTTCGCCGTTTGTGTATAGTGACATCTAGTCACTCAAATGACTCCAACCACAAAGGAAACACAACATGCCCAAGATTATCTTCGATATGCCGTTTGACATGCCACTCTTCAGGTCTTCAGACCCTGACACCTCACGCCAGATAAAACCAATAAGCATTAACAGCCACCGTGGCATCCTTCTTGCCATTTACGCAGGAAACATCAGCGGTCTCACAGACGAAGAGGCAGCCTCCATAGCCGCTTCTCGAGGTCACACCATAAACGGCTACTGGAAGCGCTGTGCCGATTTACGCAACCAAGGGCTTATCCACGATTTGGGAGTGCGTAAGACTCTCTCAACGGGCTCTCAGGGCATGGTATGTGCCATTACGCGCTTCGGTCTTGACATCGCTACGGGTCATTATGACTGATACTCAGTTCATATACAGTTTCATAATGGGATGGGTCAGTTGCTGGCTTTTCCTCAAAATGATGGCAAACCGCCCATGAGCCAAGAACCTGCCCATTGGGGCTATACCGTTCTACGCTCTAAAGACAAATTACTCATGGTTCAAATCTTCACAGATTTATCCACAGGCCTGATTGAATATTCACAGGTGTGCCAGCGTGCACAGTCCTGGCATTCATGGGGGCCGCCAACAGAACTGGACAAGTGCTGAAACTCATCATGGCTCTCACGCTCATCTTCTCTTTATCCACCCCAGCCCACGCAAGTGCAGCTGCACAATCCTGTCCTAAATGGGAACCCCTATTGGCTCAGCATTTTCCTGCCAAAGTCGTGCCGGCAATGTCCCGAATCGCTTATCGGGAGAGCCGTTGCAATCCCAAGAGCTTGTCTGCCGTTCGGTCAAATGGTCGCCCAGATGTGGGGCTTCTTCAGATTCAAGGCAGCTGGGCTACTGTGACACGCGCTGTCTGTAAGAAACAGGATGTGATCGAAGCTCTGCTAGACCCTAAGTGCAATGTCAAAGTTGCTGGCTACCTATACAAGAATGGCGGCCTAGGTCACTGGCGTGCCACCTCAGGAAAATAACAAAGGAAACAAATGGAAACATCAACGGGCGAGCTAATCGCCAAACTAACTAACCTAAGCCATAATCTGGCGCTCGAGCTTCGCTTTAAGGAATCGAGCCTTGTGCTTGAAGCCGTGGGTGCGCTTCATGCTTTGCCAAACATCGCTGAAACAATCAGACACCAATGGCACCCATCAATGAATGATAGTGGGCCATCTAAGGGCTTGTTGTACATCTCAAGCGTTGAGATGGTTGATGCTGATGATTGAGTACACCCACAACGATGATGTCGCTGACCTCGTGTATGCCAAAGACCAAGAGATTGCAGTACTAAAGGAAGCATTGGCGTATGTCACTGCCGAATTGGAACGCTTAGAAAAGGAGCATGCGCGTGGGCTTTAATCTTGACGACTATGAACCAGTGGCCAGCAGACTTGACAGGTTCCTCAAGGCACACCCTGATGCACGCATCATTACTGATCTAGTGCACTACCTGTCTGATGTTTGTGTATTCAAATGTGAGCTGTGGCTTGATGATGAAATCATTGCTACTGGCTGGGCAGAAGAAGTGCGTGGCCAAGGCAATGTGAATAAGACCAGTCACCTTGAGAACTGCGAAACAGGCGCGGTTGGTCGAGCCTTAGCTAATGCTGGGCTTAGCGGTTCAGACTTTGCCAAGCGCCCAAGTAGAGAAGAGATGGGCAAAGTTCAACGGATGCAGGGCGACACTCAGATTACTGAGAACAGCAACCTTGCATCTGAGAAGCAACAGAACATGATCAGGGCCGTATGCAAGAGCATGGGCAAGGTACCGCCGGCAAACCTTCAGAGCTTTAGCAAGCGCGAGGCCAGTGCCTATATTGACAGCCTCAAGGCAGGCGAGCAACCAGCTCCTACCTACGACACGGCTGAGGAACCCTTCTGATGGTTGACCTTCTGACAATGCTGATCATGTGCACCGCGCTATTCATGTGCGGATTCTTGCTGGGCAAAGACAAATGATTCCGATATCAGAAGCCTCATTCCTAACCCAAGTCAAAGCACTGGCATACCAATATGGCTGGCTAGTACATCACCAGGCTCCCATGCGCACACCAAGGGGTAACATCATCACTGGAGGCTCACCTGGCTATCCAGACCTTTGCATGGCACATGAGCAAAAGGGATTGATTTATGCCGAACTCAAAACTGAGAAAGGCAAAGCCTCGGAAGCGCAGCTGCACTGGCTTCGCACATTGCACCCCCATGCAGAGTGCTACCTATGGCGACCTTCAGACCTGACATTCATAGCTGAAAGGCTGGCCAGCGTATGAGCATGAGCATTCAACCGCATCTGTTCCCAATGCCACAAACAGAGAACACATCAGATGACTACTGGACACCAACATGGTTGTTTGATGCCCTAGGCGTGGAGTTTGACCTTGATGTGGCATGCCCACCTGGAGGCCCACCGCACACACCTGCCAAGGCGTACTACACCCAAGAGACTGATGGTCTCACCAGTGAATGGTTTGGCAATGTGTGGATGAACCCACCGTTCACCAATATTCCACCATGGAACCAACGCTTCATGGCACACAAACATGGCATCTGTCTGGTACCAACATCAAAGTCTCGAGCCTTTTGCTCACTATGGGATGACTGTGACGCAATCATGAGACTGCCGTACAACATGAAGTTTGACCAGGGCGGTATCTATATGCCCACCATTCTTGCTGCATACGGTGAAGAGAATGTAGAGGCCCTGCACCGCTCAAAGATAGGGCGCGTCAGATGATGCTCTTGGCTTGGTATGCACTGCTACTATCCATCGGCATTGCCATACTTCAAGGCATACGCAAGAACTAAATAGCTGGTACCTCATAATCTGGGCTTTGAGCGCCCTAAAGACTGAGGCTAAGTGAGGAAATGCCTACGGAGTGCTCAGGCCAGAGTCCGTTCCTACCTCCCAAGCCAGCATGATCTACAACTGAATACGACCACGGCCACATACGGGATTGCACTGTGTTGGTATGCACACTACGGAAGTAGGGTAGAGCTGGCGCACC